GGTGTTTGCCGTAAAGAACCGCATAGCGTCCGACTCTCTGTTATTAAGAATCGTCGAATTTCCACTTTGGTGCAGACTAAAACCGTCAGACCCAGCACTTCCTGTTGTTGAGTTTGTTAGATGGATATATGCAGCTGTAGTCGAAGAATGGACGTGAAGCGGGCCTTGTGCAGGCGACGTTGTTCCAATGCCAACTTTGCCATCACCATCAACCATAAATTTGGTTGATTTTGTGCTGTCAGCATCACTCTTTACGGCGAATACTGTGTTGCCAGAAAACTGTGTTGCTCGGTAAACAACACAACGTGCATCTGGGCTGGAGTCTCCCACGCCCAAGTTGCCTGAGCTGTCGATGCGTGCATATTCACTACTGCCTGCAGCATTTCTGAATACATGCTGAGCAGCATCAAGAAGCCCAAGATTTGCGTTGGCTGAAAGCTTGAAAGAACCTTCGTTGTTCTCAATAGTAAAAACAGCTGGGTTGTTGCTTGCATAGTCGATATGCAACGACTGGTTAAAAGTCCAAGAACCAGTGCTGTTAATCCACTTCAGAGTCTTATCAGTCGCACCTTTCAGCGTGATGCCGCCACCATCAGCAGTGGTGTTACTGGGTGATGCAACAGAACCCAGCTCAATGTTCTTGTCGTCGATCGTGACGGTCGTGCTTTCAACCGTTGTGGTCGCACCACTAACCGTCAGATCACCAGAAATGGTGACATTGCCGCTTCCATCAACCGTGACGCGCTGCGTTCCACCAGTGCTAATGCCGACCGTATCCGTACCAGCAAGGTAAACACCGTTTGCTTGGTCCGAGCTAAACGCCAACGCTGGAGCAGCTGCCGTTCCATCAGGCAACGTGCGGAACAGGTTGGTCGTTGTGATCTTATTGGTTGTATCCGCGCTTACGTCAACGACAGGCACCACGTCAGTTGACGCCAGTGTGGTGATGGCATCGAGTTCCGTGATCTTCTTATTTGCCATGACGCTTACGTTTTGATGACGTACATCATTGCAATGTTACGCGGTCTGGCCTCGTTGCCACCATCGTTGGCAACACTGACTGACGTTGAGACGCTGATGCCAGTAAAGGCATTGCTTGTGTTCTTATTTCTTTGTCCGCAGTCGTTATCGCCTGCTTTCCAAGGTCGATAACCCTCGTTATGAGCTTGCTGGTCGATATAAACATGGTTGTGACCAGGGTCAGTAACGGTCGAAGTCGCAGAAGCACTGTGATTGTGCTGCTTGTTTTGGTCGCTCTGAGCTGTAGCAAAGTTGCGCCCGCTATCAACGCCACGAGAGTCGTCCCAGCCACGGACAAACTCGCCACGTAGATCTGGAACGTTAAAGGTGGTACTGCCATCACCCGCGCCAAACGCCGTTCCAATCTCAGCAAACAGGTCGGCGTAAACCGTTCTACTCAGGGCTTGGCCATTGCACTTTTCATATCCGCTAGGAACGGTAGTGCTAGCCATCAAGTGGACCGATCCAGTCGGCACAGCTTGCGGCAAAGCAGTAAAGCTCAGATTGCCGCTGCCATCTGACTGCAACACGTCGTTAGCATTGCCATCACTGTTGGGCAGAGTCAGCGTTACGTCACTGCTGACATCTGATGGAGCGCGAATCGCAACAAAGTTGCTATTGCTCGTATCTCGCAGCCTTAGTGCTTTGCGATCACGGATGGTGATGCCGTTGCTGTCGAAGTGAGCGCGGCGCGTTCCATCCGTTGCAATATCAAGCGTATCGGCTGCGCTGAAGTAGATCCCCGTGTTGGTGTCGTCAGATCGCCTGATCGGCAAGCTGCTAACCGTTCCAGCAGGTACTCCGACGTTGCCGGTAAACGTGGGACTGGCTTTCAGCGCAAGACCAAGATTGGTCTCGGATAGCGTGCCAACAGTAATAAACGCAGAGTCAGCAGCGTTGCGGATCTTCAGCGCATCATTTGTGGTATCAGCGAACCACATGAACGCTGTGGTAACTGAAGGATCAGACGATCCAGAGTTATTGCTAAACAGCGCGTCAAAGTTGTTATTGAGGTCAGCACGTACTGAGCTGCCGCTGGCGTTTTGAATCTGCTGGTCAGCTTGTGCCATTAGCCTCGTCCGTAACCGACAGCGTTCCAGCGGACCGTTGAAGCGATCCGGGTGTTGCTTGAATTGTAGACGGAGATGTCAAAGCTGGAACCGCTGCTGTCGTTGGAGATGACGTAGTAATCCGTGGTGTTAGACGCGGCAAAAATGATGCCAATCGACGGTTTGACGTAGAACCTGTTGCCCGTCCCAAAATTAACGGTCGTGTCACCGCTAGTGCTAGTCGTTACTTCGCCGGACAACGACCGGAAAGGCATCAACGCCTTGACGCGCAGCTGGTCTACTGAAATTTGGGCGTCATCGTCACCAGTCTCAAACTCAGCCTTTAGCTCAAATGCACGGCACTTGATCTCTGCATTGTTGAAGTGACGCCAAGAGGTGTAAGTGGGAGAACCGCTTGGATCGTCTTCCGTTGTTCGCACGTACAACTTGACATCACAGGTTGTTGGCGTCGTGCCGTCAAAATCTGCAATCGAGTCAAAGTCAGCAACGTTATCGATCAGGTTGGTTGCTGGGAAGTAAGACCGGGCTCGCAGAGTGCTTTCAAGCCGCAGGCTTCCCACATGCGTCAACGTAAATGGATTGCCGTTGAACACATACTCTCCAGTCGTGTGCAGCACAGAGCCGTTTGCTGCCATCTCCAGCTCTTGGTCAACGCTGTCCACGCTGAGGTTGGTTTTCGTTCCAGGAAATGTCGGATCCTCTGTTGCCGACAACGCTGACACTTCCTCAGTGCTCTCAAGCTCTGGCTTGGTGTACTCGATTAGAGCAAAATTCTGACTCTCGCGACCGCCAGAGTCGATGAACTTCATTGAGTACGTTCCAGACTTCAGGTCTGCATAGGCTTCCGTCGCGGCACCTGCGATCTCTTCAGAGATGCTGGTTGAGTTGCTCCACGTCACGTTGGACGTGTTTGGCGAGTGACGCAGCCTGACGTGACCGCCGTTCCGCACGTCAAGGTCAAGAGACTGACGCCAAGTCAACTTGGCCTGACCATTAACCGGGATCATGTCGAAGTTGATGTAACTGGGGTTAGGCGTAGTCCCATCCGTCAAGAACTCATTATTGTCCAGCTGCGGCGGTGCAGTTTTGCCCTGGATCGTAAATGTGTCGCTTGTGATAACACTGCCGCGATTCAGATAGTTTCTGGCTTGGATTTGAACCTGCAGGTTGCCAGCTCGAATGTCACGGATGGTGATTGACGGTGATGCTGTAGTCAGCGTCTCAAAGTTGTCATCGTCAATGCGGAACTGGACGCGGAACTCACTGATGTTGACGCGATCATGCTGCCAACTAATTGACGCACCAACAAACACGCCCTGGCCTGTTTCGTAAAGGAACTCTTCTGCCGTGATTGAATCAACAGCATTAGGAATGGCTGATAGGTTCGTGATGTCGCGGTTAGTCAGCTCATTGTCAGACTCAACCGCGTCGTAGATCGTGGCGTTGTAAGCAGCTGCGCTAACGCCATAAACACCATCCTCTGATTCGGCAACAGAAAGAACTCTGAACTGCTGTGACTGAATGTCAGATGTCTGAATTAAAAACACCGATCCAGCTGTAGGTGTTTGACTAAACGCAGATGTCACGTCAATCGTTGCCGTTCCATTGGCTTGTGGCTGAATACCACCTGCCGGGATACTGCGTGTTTCAGCAATACCGCTTGGCAGCATGACTGACACCTTTGGATCGTTATCGCTGGTTGCCACGCTGACCGACAGGTTGGTGCTGCTATCAACCGTCAGTTGTGTTGTGGTGGCAGAACGAACGCGACCACTACGCCTGACACCAGCTCTAACGGGATCAGCAATGTCTACAACCTGCCCAGGGCGAAGAATGATGCCGCTTTCAATACCAACAGCAAACTGGCACGTCTCAGTCAGATTCTGCTCTGACAACAAAGTCCATTTGCCAATCCTGTGCGCCTGACCTTGGCTGTAACAACCAACAGCCTTGATGTCTTTGTTGATGATGTCGTACTTGGCTACAGCGTCGTGGTCTTCGACGTACTCAAACTCTGTATCGCCTTGTGTGTCGTAGTTCTGGTACGCAACCGTCGCAACGGTATGGCGGGCTTTCTGAGACGTTCCAGCGTATGTAAACAGCCCATCTATAACGTTTGATGGGCCAAGTGCATAACTTGAATCAGTCGGCTTGTCTTGGTTGAGCACCAAAGAGCCTGCGCCGTAGTAGGCGATGCCCCTAAAAATAGCTGTCATCTCTTGGATGACGTTGTAAACCTCAGCGCGGCTGTTAATCAGCATGTTGAGGCTGAATCGTGGCTCTTGACCGCCTTTGCCATCATCAACAAGAGCGTTGCAATACTGGCTTACAGAAAAGAAGTCGTACTTGTCGAGCGTCTCTTCAGGAATGCCCGCGCCATAGCGGTCTGAAATCAGCAGGTCATACAAACACCAGGCTGGATCATTCGTCCATGTAGCCGCTTGGAACGTGCCGTCCCAGATGCCGGAATACGTGATTCGTCCCACATGCGTAGTGGTGTCTACCGTTGCGTTGCTTGGAATCTTGACTTTGATTCCACGAATCAGATACTTACGACTTGGGATGCTGCTGAACTCACGCGAGTCAAAACGAAGCGCAACAAGTGCAGAGTTTGGGTAGCTGAACTTTTCGTCGATAATCTCGGTAAAGCTTTGAAAAATCGTGGTACTGGCTCGTTTTTGACTGGTTTCGTCAGCACTGACACGCACCATACGGACCAAAACATTGGTGCTGCTGCTTAGCGTAATCATGTAGTCACGCTGATAACGGTTGCTGCTTTTACCACTGATCGTGTCTGTAACTACGTCGTTAAAACCCCCGCCGTCATATTGAATTTGGATTTTAATTTCAACAGTGTGACCAACAATGTCGCCATCATCTTCTACTTTTTGAAGGCTAGGAATAGTTAGCGTTACCCGAAGACGATCAACTTCTGTGCCTTCAACAGGTCGAGTAACAGAGGCGCTGTTGGTTACTTCAATGTTGACCGCTCTTTCGACCTGCGTTGATCCAAAATCACCAGGAATGTGGTTCTGCGCTTGAGTGCCATTGCGCGTAACAACGGTGTAGCCAGAAAAGTTGTTGCTGCCGTCTGCGTTTTGGACTGGAGTGTTGTCCAAGAAAATACTTTTGTTGCCATCGTCTAAGCCTTGGATCTCGCCTTCGCCAACTAAATCCAGCACGTTGGCAAACTGGATTGACTGCAGAGTATCGTCTGCCTCGGTTGGCGTATGCGCTCCACCGCCGCCTTTACCGCCGCCACCAGCGCCTTGAACGTACTTGGTTTGTGTCATACCTGTTTCTGATCAACGTCGAGACCGCTGGATAGCACTGCCGAACCAACGAACACCCGCCCATAGGCTATTGGCACAGGCAAGCCCTGCTTAGAGGTGTTGACCACGTTATTAAAAACAAAAGATTCCAACTTTGCTGCTTCACGCCCACGTTCCAATCCCAAGTCTGGTTGAGGCGAAATGATCCCCGCGATTCCCTGCAAAACCAATCCAGCGCCTATAGCGCTAAGTGCTGTGCCTGCTGCAGTTGCTGCAGCACTTCCTACAACAACACCAGCACCTGCTGCAGTTCCTGCAGCACTTACTCCAAAAACGCTAGTTGTGCCAAACAATCCTGCACCAGGGAGCAGAAACGATGCTCCGATCAAGGCCGCTCCAAGCAAAATCTGACTTGTGCTCCCTCCAGCGCCAGCAATAACAGGCGTAATGCTAAACACCTCTCGATCGCTAAATGGCGCAAGCAAAGGAGTCACATCGTTCTCAGCTACTTTTTCTTTGCTAATTGCTACCCGATAGCCAACACCATCTTTTTGGCTATCAATTAACCATTTCTCTAAACCCGGAAAGTTGACGCACAATGCTTTGATTGCCTGTGCTGGTGTTGTTACGTCAAACTCAAACCGGCATTGACCAAGCCGTTTACGCAAAGCGCCATAGACCTTAACGACTTTCATGCCTCAAGGCGCAGGCAGTGCTTTTCCCATAATAACCGCCGTAAAGGTCTCGGCTAGACAACCTGCCCTGCACATGATGCAACACCTGTTGATCGCCCATGTAGATCGCTGCATGGTTCGGCAACGGTGAAACCAGATTCATCAAGATCAAGTCCCCAGGATGCACCTCTTCTACTGGAATCTTGCGAAACCCCTCCGCTGCAAAGTTATCCATATACAAGTTCTCGCCACGGTCCCAAAACTTGTCCTGCCGGTGGTAGTCCCTCAGCTCAATCCCGTACTCCCTTGCGTACCAATCACGCACAAGGGTGTAGCAGTCCACCACTCCAAACGAAAACTCCCGCCCCACATACGGCAGCTCAAAACCAGCTGGTTCGCAGTAGCCCCATGCCTCAGTGTTTGGATTGACAATGAACCAAGGCAGCTCCGACTTTTCGCAGGCCACTCGATCAGCTGTTGACGGCTGAGGATTCGTAATCGGATGGCTATGCACAATCGCCACCACCTCGCCTTGGTCCTCTACTTCGTTCCAACCGCTAAGAACAAAGTGCTCATCAGGTGTTTGAGCGATGTTTTGGCACGGAAAGTACCTGCGCCGTCCTTTGACAACAGCAACCAAACCACAACACTCACGAGGAGTTTCAGCTTTAGCGTGCTCCAGAATCTCAGCCTTCATGGCTGTTGACAGCCGCATCACTTGGTAAGACCTGCTCCAGGGAACGATCCAAATGGCAGCTCAGCGTTATCACCAAAACGGCACTTGCAACTAGCAATACGCTTCCCGCACACGTCCTCAGCATCAGTGGTCACACCTTCGTTGTTTACGTCAAAACGCCTGAAGTTAGTGCCGTCGATTGTTTTACCTGGGCCGGTGGTTGGGTCGTACCCGCATTCCGTTGACTTGTAGATCCACTGGCAAACGTTGGCAATGACCTGTCGTTTCGGCAGCTTTTGACCCGCCAAATCAAACTTGCTAGCCAGCTCAAACGTCACAGTGTCGCGTGACTCGCTTGCCTTGCGGTCGATAAACCAACGCTCTTGCGGGAACTGAGCGTTTGGATCAGGCACCCCGCTGGGGTTACCAACTGTCTCAACGTTGAACTCGTCTCCAGCTTGCGTAATCAACGTGTCACCGTCTTGTGCGATAGCAACGTTCTCAAAACGAAAGTTGATGTCATCAAGGTATTTTTTCAGCGTGCGGATACGTCGAACCTCCGCTCCACCAAGGTCATTGCCTGCTGTTGTGGCATTAACCAATGCGAGCAGCACAGTCATGGTGCTATCGAGATTGCTGACCGTTAGCGTTGGACGAGGCAACGTTCCAGTGCTCGTGTACTCAAAACCCTCTGCTTTGACCGGCAATCGTGTGTACTCGTTGCCGTTGAAAACTACGTTGACATCTTGATTACGGTCGTTTCGGCTCATACCAGCGTGCCAGCGGTACACGTCTGAACTCCCATGCAGGCTGCTGTTCAAACGCAGTTCAAACAGCTCGATGACTGCGCTAGGCGCGAGCTTTAGCAGCTCGTCATAGACACTACTGATCGCAGTCCAAACGCATGTTCCATCCGTAATCGTGCTGGCTATATCAGTCGGCCATGTCGGCTCTGAGCTGGCTGACGTTCCAGCTGTGGTGCAGCGAAACCACAAGCCAGTTCCATACGAAACCGTGGGACGACGAACGTCGCCTACAGAAAACGCGGTGCTAGCGGTCCAAACTGCTGTCGCCATTACGGTTCAAAGACTTCGCGGAACGTTGTCTGAATTGTGGCGCGGTTCAAGTATGGAATCGACTTGCTCCACTTCTCACAAACAAACTTCGAGCTTGAAGCCTCTCCCGGTGGTGTGAAGTCGAATGGAGCGTTGTCGTCGGCACGAGCATCCAAAAACGCTTCGATAGTGTCGGCGTCAGACTCAGACACCTCAAACGTCAGGCTGTAAGTCTTAGGGTTTTGATTGAGGCCAAAAGTTAGGCGGGCTTCGTAGCCGTCAGAAAATTGCACC